ACGCCTGGGTTCGCCCCCGCCCCGGCTTCCTTGTCGGCTAGCCAGCCGAGTGCTTTATACTTCTCTTTCGATGCGACCGCCTTGCGCGGTCGCATCCCTGCCCGCGCAGCGGGCCGTTTTTTTCGCCACTATTTCCGGGAGGTGCCATGAGCGGCGTCTACCAGCGAAACCGCGAGGTGTCCGAGTACAAGTTCTTCACGCAGGCCATCGCCATCCGCGTGGAGGTCAACAAGCTCATGGCCTCCTCGTCGGTCGTGCCGAAAGCCTACAGGCTGCTGAACGCAGTCCCCACGGTGGAGACCGCGCGCAGCATCGTGTACAACGTCAACCGCGCCGACTGCTTCTACCCCAACAGCTCGTTCAACGCGCTTGAGCGCAAGCGTTACCTGACGCTGGCGATAGCCGACTGCGAGCAGCTGATGCTCGACATGCAGTGCCTCATGGACATCGGCCTGCCCGTGAACGCCAACCGCTTCGAGGCGCTGGCGGGCATGGTCGAGGAGGAGATCAAACTGCTCAAGGGCGCGCGCAAGAACGTACGCGTCACCGGCAAGAAGACGACAGAGGAGCGCATAGCCGAGGCCGAGGCCGAGCTAGAGCGCCTGCGTTCGTTATAATGGGCGGCGGTCCCGCCTTGTATATCGGTACAATTGGTGGCTGCGTTCCGTCATGGGTGGCTCCTCGTCCAACGTGTGCTACGTCAACAACAACGGCAATGCCAACTACAATTCGGCGACGAACACCTGGATTCGCCCCCGCCCCGGATTCCCTTACTGCCAGACCGAGTAGGCCAGCGTGCCGAAAGCAGAGCGCGAAGAGGAAGGAAGGCGCGACCATCGGGCCTACGCCCGTAAATACGCACCCCGCGAGGGTGGCCGGACGCTGCTTGCATGGCGCGGCGCTCCGTGGCTTCGCCGCGTTTCATGGCCATACCTCAAGCGGCTGTCAGAGCCACATTGCAAGCCGTGCGGGGTGCTTTCTATGAACTCGGAGCAAAGGCGGGCCGCACGCCGGAAGCGCCGCGAGGAGAAGCGCGCCAGGGCCAAGGCCGAGCGCGTCAAGGCGTGCACCCTTGAGACGGTGGCCGACCTCAACAGCCTGTGCAAGGCTTCCAAGCAGGCCGCGCGTGGCGTCATGTGGAAGGCCTCGACGCAGCGGTACATGAAGGACTACCTGCGAAACGCCGTGAAATCGCGCCAAGACCTTTTGGAGGGCCGCGACATATGCCGGGGCTTCATCCGCTTCGACCTATGGGAGCGCGGCAAGCTGAGGCATATCAGCGCCGTGCACTTCCCCGAGCGCGTGGTGCAGAAGTCCCTGTCTCAGAACGCGCTCGTGCCCGCGATCGTGCCCACCCTCATAGCCGCCAACTCCGCGAACATCAAGGGGCGCGGCACCGACTACGCCCTTAAGCTGCTCAAGCGCCACCTGACCGACAACTGGAGGAGGCACGGCGGCGATGGCTACATACTGCTCGGCGACTTTTCCGACTACTTCGCCCGCATAGCGCACGGCCCCGTCAAGGAGCAGGTGGCTGCCGCGCTGCTCGATCCGCGAGTAATCGCCCTTGAGCATCGCCTGATTGACGCGCAGGGCGAGGTGGGCCTGGGACTGGGCAGCGAGCCGAACCAGATATGCGCGGTGGCGCACCCCAACCGCATCGACCACTACGTGGCCGAGATGCTGCGCCCCGAGGCCTACGGGCGCTACATGGACGACTTCTACCTGATCCACGAGTCCAAGGAGTACCTGCAAGTGTGCCTTCTGCTGATAGGGCGCGAGTGCGCGAAGCTCGGCATCGCGCTGAACCCGCGCAAGACCCGCGTGGTGAAGTTGACGCGCGGCTTCACGTGGCTGAAGAAGCGCATCTTCTACACCGAAACGGGCCGCATCGTCATGAAGCCGTGCCGCGACTCCATCACGCGCGAGCGACGCAAGCTGAAGAAGATGGCCCGCATGGTGGCTGAGGGGGTCATGACGCCCGAGCAGGTGCAGCAGAGCTACCAGAGCTGGCGCGGCGGCATGGCTCACTTGGACGCGCACCGCAGCGTGCTGGCCATGGACGCGCTGTACCGCAGCCTGTTCGAAAATCTCGCGGGGGGGGGTTGCTCAATGCAACCAAGCCCGAGAGACGATTCGGGCGGAACGCCCTCGCCATAGCGGAAGGGCGGCAACTCAAAACGGCGGCCTAGACGGGTCGAAAACGAAATAACCAAGACAGCGAAGGCGTGCTGCGGCGCGCCTTCTTTCTTCGCGCCCGCCCAAACGGCCAGGCAATCTCACGGCGCTAATACGATGGCGGCACATTCCCCGATAAGGAAGGAGTCCGCATGGACACTGAGGAAGACATGCCGCGCCCCGACGAGCTTCGAGACGGCACCGTGGCCGAGGTCAACGCCCTGCGCGACCTGCTGTCGCAGATCGGCGACCCCGACGCGGCGCACGACGCGGGCGTTCTCGACGATGACGAGTACGTGGAGCGGAAGGCGCGAAAGCTCGCCTACACCTCCGCGCTCGCCGCCTACGCAAACGGCGAGGTGCCCGACCTCCCGGCGCTGCTCGAACAGATGCGCGAGCAGGCGTCCCAGCCGACGCAGACCGAGACCAACACGGCGAACATCGACTACCTGCTCATGACCGTGGGAGGTGACCAGTAATGGCTACGAAGAAAACCGTTGAGCATTCCAAGCACTTCGCGAAGGTCAAGAAGTACTACGACAAAGACCTTTGGAGCAAGGCGCGCGTCTACAAGGCTGTCGAGTGCAAATGGATCACCGCCGACGAGTACAAGGAAATCACCGGGGAAGAGTACGCGGAGGCCGAGTAATGGACATCGAGGCGGTAGCCCTCACGGCCTTCGTTTCAGGCCTCGTCGGCGCTATCGTCTCGGGCCTCGTGGCCGCGCTGAAGTCGCAAGGCAAGAAGGCCGTCGAGCGTTCCGAGGAAGAACGGGCCACCGACGAGGCCGTAAAGATGGGCATGCGGGCGCTTCTTTGGCATGAGCTGAAGAACATCCACGAGCAGGCCGTCAAGCAGCACGGCCTCACGGTCGCCGACCGAAAGCGCCTCGAAGGCGTCTACGCCGCCTACCACGGGCTGGGCGGCAACGGCACGGGAACGCGCCTCTACACGGACGCGATGAACCAGCCCGTTATCGACTAGGAAGGAAACGAAATGAGCGCAATCCAAGCAGCCCTGACCGTGGTGACGGTTCTAGTGGTTCCGTACCTCGTGCAGGCAATCAAGACCAAGGCCATGAGCGGCAACGCCGCCCGATGGGTCGCAATCGCGGTTTCCGCCCTGTGCGGCGCGCTGACCGCGATGGCGAACGGCATCCCGACCGACCCCAGCGCATGGGTGACTTCCATCTTCGCCTGCGTCGGCGGCGTGCAGGTGGCCTACGCCGCCTTCAAGGCCGTGGGCGTCACGTCGAAGTGGCTCGACTCGCTTCTGGCGCTCGGCGACGTGAAGAAGGAGGGCTAGCCATGGATGACGAGACCTTGGAAGAGCTTAACGACGGAAGGGGCGACGATGACGAAGAGTAGCCTCTGCACCTACGTCAACATCACGGGCAACCGAAACAACGGGCGTTCGGGCAACCGCGTTTGCAAGATCACGCCGCACTGCATGGCGGCCCATTGGACGGGCAGGCAGTGCGCCGACTATTTCGCGGCCACGGCCCGCCAGGCAAGCTCGAACTACTGCATCGGCTACGACGGCGACATCGCCATGAGCGTGGACGAGGACGACCGCGCCTGGACTTCCGCGAGCAAGTGGAACGACGACCGCGCCATCACCATCGAGTGCGCGAACAACGCAGACTCCTCGCTCACCGACGCCACGTGGGCCGCGCTCGTCAACTTGTGCGCCGACATCTGCCGCCGCTACGGCTTCCGCCTCGCATACGACGGAACGCGAAACGCCACGCTCACCGAGCATCGCATGTTCTCCTCGACCGATTGCCCCGGCGCGTGGCTGCATGCCCGCATGGGTCAGCTCGCATCCGAGGTGAACGCGATTCTCGACGGCGGCAGCGCCCCGACCGTCGCGCCATCGGTACCGGCAGAGCAGCCGAGCGACACCGGCAAGGAGGGCACAGGCTTCAACGGAACCTACCGCTGCACGGTCGATTGCCTGAACGTGCGGGACGTGCCGGCGCTTTCAGGCTCCGTGGTCGCTTCCTACGGCAAGGGCGAGACGGTCAACCTCGACGACTGGTATTGCATCGCCGACGGCTACGTGTGGGGTCGTTACACCAGCGACAGCGGTCATACGCGCTACATCGCCGTCGGCAAGCCCATGGGCGGCTACGACCCGAACGACTACCTCGTGCGCGTTGGAACCGCTCAAGTGCAGACTGGCAACTCGGCGGGCACGTACCGCATTTGCGTCGATGCCCTGAACGTGCGCTCCGGCGCGGGCACCGGCTACTCGACCGTCGCCACCTACCATCGCGGAGAGACCGTGACGCTCGACGGCACGTTCGCATCCGCCGACGGCTACGTTTGGGGCCGCTACACGGGAGGTTCCGGCTACAAGCGCTGGATCGCCGTGGAAACCGCCTCTGGCGAGAAGTACGCCGAGAGGGTGTAGGTGATGCCGTACCCAAGCCCCGCCGACGAAGACCGCAACGGCGGGTGCGGCCCGCTTGTGGCGGCGGTGCTCCTGCTGCTCATCATGTTCGCCGCCGCCTCATGCGCCAGGCAGGCCATGGGAGCGCAGGAGATGACCGTATCGCCAGCCCGCACCGACGGCCCCATCTACGACCTGCCCGATGACGTGCATCAGCAGATCGTGTGCGACCGTTACAACCGCGAGTATCTTCTGCTCACCACCGACGAGGGAAGCGTGTACCTCATGCCGTACCTCGACGAGAACGGTGACCAGGCGATTATGCCGCAAGCCTAGAGCGTGGTATCCTAAGCAGAACGATCGTCCCGAACGAGCATATTTCGGTTCGAGAAGTTGTTCGGACGGCGCACCACGTTTTCGCAGGTCAGGGGCTACGGCCCCTGACCTTTTTTCGTTAAATGTAGCGGATTGCGGCGTATGTGTAGCGAGCCGTTAACGTGCTACTT